GATTTCAGAGCGGCTGCTGGGCGCGCCGGTGGTCTACGCCGGGGTTCCGTCCTGCGCCTACAACGTGGGCACAGCGGTCACCATCGACCGGCAGGGCAATATCGAGATCACGGGAGACGACGCGCTGACGATTCTAAAGCCCTTCTTCATCGAACAGAGATGGATGGAAGCAGGATCCGCCGACGCCGAGACTGATTTGGCAGCTGCACCCGACTCGATTCCGGACCCCGAACGCACCGCTGGAATCGATACGAACCGGATCGCGATCCCCGCCGCCATGACAGTCGCACAGCTCACCAACCTCATTCACATCCTCTACAGCAAGCAGTACCTGCTGAACCGGGCGGTGATGGATGGGCGGCTGGTAATCCCCGAAGCCCTGATCGCGCGTCTCAAGGAACACACACCGGAAACAGTCGAAGCGTTCTGCGAACTGCTGAACGATTTCAAAGCCCTTGGTGAACTGGATGGCTTCGAATACGAGGACGGCATCGTGCGGATGGACTTCCCCTACGACGAGGCGAAACCGGAGCGCTGGGTGGCCTACGCCGGGCTGGTGGGGCGAATCGTTCACGCCGCGAAAGCCGCCAGCCGCGTGAAAGCCGAACGCCAGACATGTGAAAACGAGAAATACTACATGCGGGCGTGGCTCCTGCGCCTTGGCTACGGTGGCGCGGATTTGAAAGCGGAGCGCAAGCTGCTGCTCCAAACCCTGAAGGGACACAGCGCGTTTCCGAACGACGACGCCGCCGGAAAACACAAGGAGAAGTACGCCGCCCTGCGCCGAGCCGCGCGGGATGCGCGCATGGAAGGGGGCGCGGCGGAATGAATGAGCGGATTCAGAACCGGCTGGCCGATTTGAAAGCCCGCCAGCTTGCGGGAGAACATCTCCCTTGCCCGCGCTGCGGCATGGACACCATGAAGGACGCGCTTCACACCAACGCCCTGAGCCGACACGCCGACATCTATATTTGCGACCTGTGCGGCAACAACGAGGCAATGCTGGACTTCATGCGCAATCCCCTGCCGGTGGAGGACTGGTCGTGCATGCTGAAACACAACGACGGCTTTCAGCCCGACACGATAGAGATGTACATTGACACCATCACATCCGAGCACATTCACATTCTGACGGCGCTGTACCGGCGCTGGCTGGACGAGCAGGTGCAAGATGATTTCAGAGCGTACCGGGATGAGGCGCGCAAGCGGTGCCCCGGCCTCACGGAGCTTTGGACGCAGCCGTTCCAAGCCGAGTATCGGGCGAAGGACGGAAGCCGGGCGCTGGTACGGTTCCGGATCAGGGATGGCGATATCCAATACAGCGTTGACGTGATACCAAAGTGACGCCGGGCGATTTCAAAGCAGTCGAGAGGCTGCTTTTTCTTTGCCCACGTCGCGGCCACGTTGGCCTCACGTCGCGCCTCCGCCCCTGCGGTCGAGGGTTTCCCCGCATCTGATTTAAAAGCCCGACACGTGCCGACGTGGCGGCGATTTGAAAACGCCCGCAAGACGAGAAAAGCCGCCCTTTCGGAACGGCTGGGTGATTCGGGAGCCCGTCGCTTCTCAGAAACGTCCGTATGGCTCGTAGCTGTCGTTGCTGTACAGGATGCCGTGGTCGTTGATGAACTCGCCGACCGTCGCGACGTATCCACAGGCATCCATGATGGCGAATTTCGAGCGCGCCAAGGTGTATATCCCGTCGAGCAGTTTTTGATTTCGAAGGTCGGCAGGCTTGCGGATCATGTCCGCGAGATAGTCGGTGATGAAGATCGCCGTGTCGCTGTACCGTGTGTTCGCCGGGTCGGTGGTCAGCCGGATGATTCCGTTGTGCGCGATGCCGCAGCGGCAGGTCACGTCCAGCGCCCGCATGCGTCGGGGCTGATTTGAGAGCGGAAACGGATGCGTCATTTCCGGGCTGATGCCCGCCTGCGTTCTAATTCGGAAGTGGTACACCACACTGTCCGCGGTGGTGAAGTGTTCGCGGCGGACGGCGTCCCGGAAGGATTCAAAGTCCATAAAGCCCTTGTGGATGGTTACCTTGCCGTCCCGCGCGGTCATGTAGCCCGCGCCGTGTGGATTTCGGCGGAACATGGTATGGAGGACGCTTTCGTCAGGCTGTTTTACGCCGGACGGGGAAACGCAGATGATGCACATGTGGTTGGCCTCCTTTGATTTCAGAGCCCTTTCGGGCGCGTCTGTGTTTGTTCGGGCGGGTTGATTTGAAACCCGGGTGTGCGGGGCCTCCTTATCAGGAAGCCCTGCGGCCGGACTCCGGCTGCCGCCATGCGCTGTTGCCCGGAAGGTTCTTGATGAGGTGTTCGCGAGCGGTTTTGAATTCGTCCCCTATGAAGCCCAGCCACAGGAGCCAGCACCGGAAGGTATACTTCGGGTTGTCGGTTTGCGGGCGCGTCGGGCTGGCACTCCCCGCCGTAAGGGCTTGGTGGCTGATGGCTAGGCAAAGCTGGATGTAAGCCTTGATTTCCCCGGCGTGAAGCGTGCTGTTGAAGGCTCGGAACTCGATGGTGCCGAGATGCCCGTCGCTGCCCTTCTGCCAAAGGCTGTGCAGGTTGAGCAGGTGGTAGCGGCTCTGGTCGTAGTGCTCGTGTGCCCGCCAGCGCCAGTCGCGCGTGCCGTACCAGGCCTCGGCAAAACCGTCGGTGGTGCTGGGCTTTTTCCGGTTCAGCCGCTGAAGGAATTCGGGGTCGACCGCTTGGCACCAGCGTCCACGGCGGTCGGGCGAGATCCCCAAGGCCTGTGTCAGCAGGTCCTCCTTGGCGTTGACGATGTTCACCAGATTCCGGAGGGTTTTCGCGGTGTGTTCGCCCGCGCCGACGTGGACGTGGATGCCGCAGGAGGTGTGCGCTTTCGCGCCCGCCGCCCGGAGCTTTCGGATGAGCTCCTGCACCGTCTCGATGTCGTCCCTGCCGCACACAGGGCTGACGAACTCGGTCTGCTGGTCGCGGGTTCCCGCGATGCTAGAATCGCTGACCAGCTTCCATGCGCGGCCTTGCCCGTCGCACACCTGCCACGCGTCGTAGGTGCCGCCCGTGTGCTGGGCGGTCGTGCCGAAGTGTGCCGCGATTGTCTCCGCCGCCCGCTGGCGCGTGATGGCGGTCATCTCTACCTCGATGCCGAAAGTCTGGGTTTTCACGGGGTTTCCTCCTTGTGCCCGGCGCTGTGCGCCCGCGGCCCGGCGGCCTTTCTGCCGCCCGCGACACATACATCACTCCGCTGCGCCGGGAAAGCAAGATAACAAACGGATAACTGGGTGTGTCCGCCCAGACCAAGACAGGACACACATCCGTCTCAACCCGCCGCCCTTACGCGCCATATAGGGAGAAACTCGCCCCGCCGTCCGCGCTGCGCCCGGCTTTGCCCCGGATGCCCGGCGCTTTTCCGCCGAATCTGTGTGAAAAGCTGCGCATCCTGGTGCTGTCCGCCGCTGTATGGTGGGCGAAACCCTACACACGCCGAGCAGAGATACGCCGCCAGCAGCGAACCGCGCCGCCCGCCGCCGTTTCCAGCCCCGCCCGTGTGCCGCCCGCGCCCACCGCCCGCCGCGCCCGGTCAACCGCCGCCCTGCGCCCGGAAGGAACCGCGCCGCCCGTGCCAGCCGCCCCGGTTGCCCACGACACGCCCCGGAAAGCCGCCCGTCGCGCCCGGAAGCCCCAGCCCCGACCGGGAAGCCCGCTCCGGCGAAACCGCCCGCCGTCGCGCCCGTGTCGCGCCCCAGCGCCAGCCCCGGTAAAGCCGCACCCAGCGCCAGCCGACCCCGCCGTGTCACCCCGATCCCGCGCGCCAACCCACCGCCGCCAAGCCCGCGCCCGGCGAAAGCTGGCGGTCGCGCCCCGTCGCACACCCCGGCAAGCCCGCCGCCCGGCGCGCTTTCGCGCTTTGACCCGGCGAAGTCTGTGTCTGGGGAGGGGGGATCAGATCTCTGCGTCCCTCTGGCTGGAGACCGCCGCCCCCTCTCGCGTGAGTTTTCGCGAAATTCAGGGGTGGGGGTATCAGGCCCAAAACGAAAAAAGCGCCGTACCGGCGCGAAGTGGTGCTGTCGTAGCTCAATCGGTAGAGCAGCCACCTTGTAAGCGGCAGGTTCGCGGTTCGAGGCCGCGCGACGGCTCCAACTGAAATGGAGGGAATCCCATGAATACAACCATGAACCTTCAGCCCGTCGCCATTGACCGGCTGAAACCTGCGAAATACAATCCCCGGAAAGACCTGAAACCCGGCGATCCCGCCTATGAAAAGATCAAGCGCAGCATGACGGAATTCGGGTATGTCGATCCCGTGATCTGGAACGAGGTTTCCGGGAACATCGTCGGCGGTCATCAGCGGTATAAGGTACTGAAAGCCGAGGGCGCAACCGAGATCGACTGTGTGGTCGTCCACATCGAGAATCCGCAGGACGAGAAGGCGCTCAACATCGCACTCAATAAGGCTACTGGCGACTGGGAGCCGAAGGCGCTGGCGGATTTGCTCGGCGACCTGCAATTGTCCGGATATGATCTAGGCGCGACCGGCTTTGACGCCGCCGAGGTGGACGACCTGTTCTCCAAGGTACACGACAAGAGCGTGAAGGACGACGAGTGCACGCTCGATCCGGACGCGATGAAGCCCTTCGTGCAGCTGGGCGATGTGTGGACGCTGGGCAGGCACCGGATGGTGTGCGGGGATTCCACCGACGCCGACACCGTCGATCTGCTCATGGGCGACGTGGAGGCAAACCTCGTGGTCACCGACCCGCCTTACAATGTGTCGTATGAGTCCGCCGACGGCAAGTCCATCCAGAACGACAGCATGTCGGACGGCAAGTTCTATGAGTTCCTGCTCGCCGCGTTCAAGAACATGGCGGCGCATATGGCCGAGGGCGGCAGCGCGTACATCTTCCACGCGGACACGGAGGGGCTCAACTTCCGCAGGGCGTTCAAAGAAGCGGGCTTTCACATCAGCGGCGTGTGCATCTGGGTGAAAAACAGCCTTGTACTTGGCAGAAGCCCGTACCAATGGCAGCACGAGCCTGTGTTGTTCGGCTGGCTGCCTAATGGTAAGCACAAATGGTTCACCGACCGAAAGCAGACCACCATCTGGAACTTCGACAAGCCCAAACCCAGCGCCCAGCACCCCACCATGAAGCCCGTGCCGCTTTTGGCGTATCCCATCAAGAACAGTTCCGCACCCAACGGTATCGTTCTGGACCTCTTTGGCGGCAGCGGTTCCACGCTCATCGCCTGCGAGGAAACCGACCGCATCTGCCACATGATGGAGCTTGATCCCCGATACGCCAGCGTCATCGTGGAGCGGTATCATCTGGCGTATCCCAACGGAAAGATCACCGTGCTGCGTGACGGACAGGAGCTTTCCTATGATGAGATAGCCTTGCAAGCCGAGGAACTGGAGTAAGCGATGGCAACCAGAGGGAGAAAGCCCAAGCCAACTGCCATCAAGGTGCTGGAAGGCAATCCGGGCAAGCGCCCGCTGAACGCGCACGAACCCGCGCCGCCGAAAGCCAGCATCAGGTGCCCGTCGTGGCTACTGCCCGAAGCAAAAAAGGAGTGGAAACGGCTTGCCCCCTCTCTTGAGGCGATGGGCGTTTTGACGATGGCGGACATCACGGCCTTCGAGGGCTATTGTCAGGCGTACGCCCGCTGGAAGGAAGCGGAGGAGTTTATCACGCAGCACGGCTCCATCTTCCAAACGCCCAGCGGGTATGTACAGCAGGTTCCGCAGGTCAGCATCGCTCAGCAGAACCTCAAAATCATGCAGTCTTTCTGCTCGGAATTCGGTCTGACGCCTGCGACCCGCGCGCGTATCATCGCAAACGGCGGTGGATCAGGCAGCGGCGAAAGCGAGGACCCGATGGAGCGGCTGCTGAAGGGTGGGTGGACGGATGGCTTATGATGAGAAGCGAGCTGGGCGCGTGCGCGGCTTTATCGAGTGCCTGAAGCACACCAAGGGCGAGTTCCACGGCAAGCCCTTCAAACTGCTCCCGTGGCAGCAGAAGATCATAGGCGATGTGTTCGGCACGGTGCGCGACGACGATGCGGCGATCCGCCAGTTCACCACGGCGTACATCGAAATCCCCAAAAAGCAAGGCAAAAGCGAACTCGGCGCGGCCATCGCGCTCAATATGCTGGTCAATGACGACGAGTGGAAAGCCGAGGTCTACTCCTGCGCATCCGACCGCCAGCAGGCTGCCATCGTGTTCGACGTCGCGGTCGATATGGTCAAGCAGTCCCCGGCGCTCTTGAAGCGGATCAAGATCATCCCCAGCATGAAGCGCATGGTTTACCAGCCCACCGGCAGTATCTATCAGGTGCTATCCTCGGAAGTCGCCACCAAGCACGGCCTGAACGTCAGCGCCTGCATCTTCGACGAGCTCCACACGCAGCCCACCCGCGCGCTGTACGATGTCATGACGCAGGGCTCAGGCGACGCTCGCAGGCAGCCGCTATGGTTTCTGCTCACGACGGCGGGCACGGACAGGACCAGCATCTGCTGGGAAGTGCATCAAAAGGCGCTTGACATCCTCGAGGGCAGAAAGGCCGACCCGCGCTTTTATCCAGTGATCTTCGGCTTGCCGGACGATGCGGACTGGTCAGATGAAAAAAACTGGTACATCGCCAATCCTTCGCTCGGCCATACCATTGACATCGAGAAGGTTCGCGATGCTTACCGCAAGGCGCTGGAGACGCCCGCGGATGAGAACATGTTCCGACAGTTGCGTCTGAACCAGTGGGTCAAGCAGTCTATCCGCTGGATGCCGATGGACAAGTGGGACGAGTGCGGCGGCGTGGTCGATCCCTACGAATTGGAAGGCCGCGCCTGTTATGCCGGGCTTGACCTGTCCAGCACCAGCGACCTCACCACCTTTGTGTTGGTCTTCCCACCCCGCGACGAGGAAGAGCCGTACATCGTGCTGCCGTTCTTCTGGCTGCCGGAGGACACGCTCCAGCTGCGGGTGCGGCGCGATCATGTCATGTACGACACATGGGAGCGGCAGGGGTACATCCAGACCACGGAAGGGAACGTCGTTCACTACGGGTTCATCGAGGCGTTCATCTGCCAGTTGGGCGAGCGTTACAACATCCGCGAGGTTG